GTGAATTCTACAAGCATCCTCGTTTCAAAGCCTTGTTCATGCGTCGTACTTACTCAGAATTAAAACTTGAAATTATTCCTCGAAGTCGCGCGATTTATACAGCATTTGGTGGTCATTACAATAAATCAGATTTAGTCTGGGAATTTTCATCTGGTGAAGGTAAAGGAGATAGATCATTAGGGTCAATTTTCTTTGGGCATTGTGAGAACGAATCAGATGTCCATAGATATGATTCGATGGAAATCAATTTATTTTTACCAGATGAAGTCCAGACATTAACTGAGTTTATTTATCTTTATATTGGGTTTGAACGTGTCAGATCATCCGTACCGGAACTTCCAGCAATTATACGTGGTGCTGGTATGCCGGGTAACATTGGACACACTTTCGTCAAGAATCGTTTTATTAAACACGCTCCAAGAGGTGGAAAAATTATTGTCGGAAAAGGAGGAAACAAGCGAATATTTATATTTTCCACACTTGCCGATAATACTAAAATAGATCCAAACTACGCTCAATCACTTGAGATGATGCCCGAAGCAGAGAAGCGGGCAAAGAAATATGGCGATTGGAATTCTTACGAAGGCCAGGTTTTCGAGGAATTTAGGGACAAAAAGTATCCTACTGAGCCTGATAATGCTTTACATCTTATTGAACCTTTTGACATACCTGACTGGTGGCCTCGTATTGTTGTTATTGATTGGGGCTTTGCTGCTTGGAATTATGTTTCCTTTACAGCGATTTCTCCATCGAGACGAGCCTATGTATATCGAGAAATGGCGTGGAAACGAACGAAGATAAATATTTGGGCGCCATATGTCAAAGAATTCCTGGATAAAGAAAATGTTAAGCTTATCAAAGTCTGTAAGTCAGCAGGACAAGATAGAGGACAGGACCACACGATCCAAACGCAAATAGAAGAAGCGTTAGAACGTGGAGTTCAATTAACCACGAATAGTGCAGGTTCACGAATTGCTAGCAAGGCTTTGTTACACGAATATTTGAGGTGGGAATTAACTTATACACCAACTAAAGAATTAGAACCATATAACGAAGAATTAGCTATGTGGATTCTAAGAAATCATGGTGACGCGGGGTATCAATCTTATAAGCGTCGATTTGTTGCTCAAACAACAGAAAATAATACACCAAAGTTACAGATATTCGATAAGTCACCTGAAGGTAAGCCAATAACTTTATTACCCGAAGCAATTAAATCTTGTGTTTATGATAAGGTTAATCCAGAAGATGTAGCCGAATTTGATGGAGATGATCCTTATGATAACATTCGCTATGTCGTTGATACTGTTGACAAGTTTTTTGATGAGGCGGAGACTGAATTTAAAACGATTCAAGCTCGTCAGGAGTTAGTCGAACAGTTTAACAATACGCAGGATTGGAATCAGTTATTCCGTAAGGCGCAGGCTTTAGAACACCAAACCCGCGCCTCATTAGCTATACCACGCTATCATAGAGGCAGACGATGAAATGGTTACACCGATGGTTAAATCCACATTGTGCTGATTGCTACACCGAAGCTCAGGAAAATAAAGTTTGTGAGAGTTGTGAAACATTAAGATCAGAACTAGCTGCAGTTAGATTTCAAAATGAACAATTAATGAAATCTATTTTAGAAATAGTTCATCCTGCTCCGCAGCCTATTTCTGAAATTAAAGAAGCCGAATTTAGACCTTTAACAACTAGTTGGCGCGTAAAGAAACAAATGTTAGAGGAAAATGATCGATTAGCAGCTAGAGCGATGAAAGAAAAGCAGAATGAAATTTACGAGTCATCTAAGTCTACTCAGAAATTAGAAGAGGAATTACTCGGTGCCTGATAGGCCGGTTACACAACAGGAACGAGACGAAGCTATTCAGAAACTTAATGAAGTTCTGATTAAACGTAAGTATGATAGAAATAAATATGCTACTCCAGAAGAATCACCACAAATATTTTCAATAGATAATCCTGGTATGGGTAAATATGAAGATGATCCTATTGGAATGTTTGGAGTACAAGAATTCGCTAGGCAAAATCCTGATGCTTATAAGAGAGCTGGAGCAGTAAATGTAGGACGCCCTGTTTTACCAACTATACATGGAACTGCTTATGGAACTACTTGGAAAAATCCGATGACCGGTGAACCAGTTATTTCGCTTTTACATTCTGGTAAAAGTTTAAGTAATCCTGATGAAGATCCTTTTAAAAGAATAATGAATACAATTCGACATGAGTATGGTCATGTCATGGGATTGAATGATCAACCAGATCCTGTATTATATGATATTCCAACTACCTATGACGTAGGTAATTGGTCTGATACATTACATAGGGATATTGCGCTTCCATCTTTTCGTGAGCAAAGTCCAACTCAAAAAATGCAATCGCTTATGCCATATTCAACTAAGGTGAGATAATGCCAGCAAAATCAGCAAAGCAATACAAATTTATGGCAGGTATCGCGCATGGAATGAAATCTTCCATTGGTCCATCAAAAGAAGTAGCTGAAGAATTTGTCAAGAAAACTCCGCCAAAAAAGCGTAGTCAGTTTATGAAAGGAATGAAATAATGGCTAAAGGAGACGCAACTGCTGGCGCAAGTTCTAGTGGAAGCGCGCAGGCTCCAAAAATGGACCAGTATTCTGTGATGCATCATTTGATGACTTCTATGGCTCCATCAATGGGACCAAATAAATATGGTGGTGGTGGTAGAATGGGTGGTCAAATGGGTCAACCACAATCTGCACCACAATTATCTGCACCACAATTATCTGCACAACCATATGATGATATGCAAAATATGCAAAATCAAATGGGTATGCAACAACAAGTTGCGGCTAATTATGGAGCAGCACCATTTGGTAATCCATCAGGTCAAATGGGAACCATGATTAGTGGATTAGCTGGTGGTTTAGGCAATATGGGTTCTCAAATGTATGGTGGTGGTTTAAATCGATTAGGTGGTATGCTTAGAAGTATTTCGCCTCAGTTTAACCAGAATCGTTTGAGACAACAGCCAATTCAGATGCCACCGGCTGATATTAACCAACAGCAAGTATGAAATCTTCTCTTAAACCAAGTGCGAAGGTTTTATTCAAGTCACTAAAACCCTTGCCAAAATTGCATATGCCGAAATTGCATCCGTTGCCAACTAAAAGAAGAAAATGAGAGAAGAACGCGTAGAAGTTTTGCTAAAAACTGTACTTGATCATTTTAATCAAGAGGATGTAGCTGTACGCGAAAGACAGATTCTTCAATGGAAGAAACTGAAGTATTATTGGTCTGGTTTTCAACGATTATGGTGGTCAGAAGTTGCCCACGATTGGCGTATATTCGACGATGCGACACTCACTGATAACAACGATGGCGGCTATTACGATAAGCCAATTAATGTTTTTCGAGCTTATCTCGAATCAATCATTGCAGCGTTATCTATTACTATTCCCACAATACGTTGCTTCCCTGATGATGCAGATAATCCATCGGATTTAGATACCGCGAAAGCAGGAGATAAAATCGCAGAATTAGTTGGAAAACATAATAATGTATCATTACTTTGGTTACATGCACTTTACATTTATTGCACCGAAGGTTTGGTCGCGTGTTATCGTTACACCAAAGAAGATTATAAATTCGGTGAATATACCGAGCCGAAAGCTCAGGAAACTGAAGAAGAAGTAGACGAAAAAACTTGTCCGAATTGTGGCACAGTAATTCCAATCGAAGTTACTTCGCAGTTAATCGATGAATTTGATCCTGATAATACTGATATAGTATTGCATGATTTGCTTCAGTCAGATAAATTCTGCCCACAATGTCAACAAGAAGTTGAACCGATTTTACAAAAAAAGAAGATAATTGTAACTCGGTTTGTGGGCAGCACCACCAAACCAAAGTCACGTCAATGTCTTGAGTGTTACGGTGGTTTGTATGTCAAGGTGCCAAATTACGCGAGGAAACAAGAAGATTGTCCTTATTTGATTTTCTCGTATGAAACTCATTATTCAAACGCGCTAGCAAGATATGAGAGTTTAAGAGACGAACAAGGGACACCGTTAATCGGACCAGGTGAATCTGCGGGTTCTGGCGATGATATGTATGGTAAATGGGCCAGAACATCAACGCAATATTATGGTGAGCAACCAATTAATGTTTGCACAGTAAGAAACGCGTGGTTACGATGTAGCGCGTTTGAAGTTTTGCCTGATAAGGAAGATAGAGATTATTTAGCCAAAAAGTTTCCTGATGGAGTTAGGTGTGTTTATGTGAATGACACCTACGCGGAATCAGAAAATGAATCATTAGATGATGCATGGACTCTAATTTCAAATCCATTAGCCGATTACATTCATTTCGATCCACTCGGTTTACTTCTTACGAGTGTGCAGGAAATTACGAATGATTTGACGAGTTTGATTTTGCAAACAATCGAACATGGGATACCACAGACATTTGCTGATCCTTCTGTAGTTAATTTTGAAGCATACAAGCAAATGGAAGTTTCACCGGGTTCAATTATTCCAACAAAAGCAAGTACAGGTAAACAAGTTCAGGACGGATTTTATACTGTTAAGACCGCAAGTTTAAGTGCTGAAGTTTTACCATTCAGTCAACAAATTCAAGAAGCTGGTCAATTAGTTTCAGGAGCTTTGCCAAGTTTATTTGGTGGTCAGCAACCAGGTAGTGGTAAGACTGCGGCGCAATATTCGATGTCACGCGCGCAGGCTCAACAGAGATTAGGAACCACATGGAAGATGTTTAACGTGTGGTGGAAAGAA